CCATATGAGAAAATAAAAAAGAAAGAATCAGATAATAAAATTAAAGATCCCACTAAAGGGAGTTTCAATGAGTCAGGTGTGCCTGGAAAAGTTCTATTTCCTGGTGTACCTACATTACCATTCCTTAAGTAACCCCTATAAATAAATACACTGACATTGTTATAAACATATCATGCCATTACCAAAGATTTCGACACCGACATATGAGTTGGTACTACCTTCTACAGAAAAAACTGTTAAATATAGACCTTTTTTAGTTAAAGAAGAAAAGGTATTATTAATAGCTCTTGAAAGTGAAAACACAACAGAAATTACTAATGCTATTAAAGCAGTAATTAAGAATTGTGTTTTGACAAAGGGTATTAAGGTTGAGACATTACCTACTTTTGATATAGAGTATTTGTTCTTGAACATTCGTGGTAAGTCTGTAGGTGAGGTTATTGAAGTTAATTTAATATGTCCTGATGATGGTGTTAGTGAGGTTAAAAAGAATATTCCTATTGATGATATTAAAATTCAACGTACTGATGGACATACCAATCAGATAAAACTTGATGATAATATTATGATGGAAATGAAGTATCCTTCCTTGGAACAATTCATTAAAAATAATTTTGATTTTAGTGAAGGAAATCAGATGGATCAATCATTTGAATTAATTGGAACATGTATTGATAAGATTTATACCGAAGAAGAGGTATGGACAGCATCTGATTGTACTAAGAAAGAGTTGACTGAATTTCTTGAGTCGATGAATTCATCTCAGTTTAAAGAGATTGAATCTTTCTTTGAGACTATGCCTAAATTATCTCATACTATTAAGGTAAAAAATCCTAATACTGAAAAAGAAAGTGATGTGGTTCTTGAAGGGTTAGCATCTTTTTTCGCTTAGCTCTGGTACATATGAGTCTTGAAGGTTATTTCAAACTCAATTTTTCGTTAATGCAATATCATAAATATAGTTTGACTGAGATTGAAAATATGATGCCTTGGGAGCGAGACATTTATGTGATACTTCTTCAACAACATCTTGAAGAGGAAGAAAGAAAACAAAAGCAAAATGCCTAGAACTTTATCTCTATTAGCAGTATTAAAGAAAGTTGATGCCAAGGGTGTAAAGTCCTTATCAAATGCTCAATGGAATACTTTTCTTGCGTCTGATACTGAACCGAATGAGATACAGGATAAGATTAAAAAGTTAGAAGGATATGAGGAGAAGTATGCTGTATATGATAAGACAGGAGAACTGATTGTTGAAGATAATCAGGCAATGATAGATCGGTTTAAGAATAAGACTGGTCGTGCTAAGGGTAGACAATCTTTTAAGGTAAAGAAAACAAAAATAAATGTAGGAGACTTTTTAGGTAAGGATAGAACACCTGACAAATCACAGAACCCAGATATTAGTGGGATTTTTAATGATGATGAGGAGGAGAAGAAAGGTGATGTAGGCCCAAAAGGTATGGAATCCAAACTGGGTAGATTGTCACGTATACTGAGAGATACCCGTGGTAGAGTATTAAAATTAGAAGAAGAAAAGAAAAAAGGCCCAAGTAAGAAATTAGTTACTGATGGATTGGATGAGACTGTAAATTTAATTGCAGAGAAGGTAACATCTATAGAGGATACTTTAAAAGAACAAGTAAAAGTAGATACAGAAAATGCAAAACTTCAAAAACTGAAATTAGAAAATGAAAAGAGAGATGATGAAGAGAGTAGATTAGGAAAGGTAACTGGATTTTTAAAGAAAACAGGTGACAAAATCATTGCTCCTGTTAAAAGTATATTTGGTCAGATATTTGATTTTATAAAAAAATTAATTCTAGGAAAAATACTTATCAACATACTTAAATGGTTTGGTAATCCTGCGAACCAAGGAAAGATTGATAGTGTTGTTAAATTCTTAGGTAATAATTGGGGCAAATTATTATCTTTATATCTTGTATTTGGAAGTAGTTTGGGTAGGTTTATAAGATTTATAGCCAAAACATTAATAACAGGTACAATTAAATTGATTGCACTTGCTGCTAAACTTGCAGCAGCAAAGAAAATTAAAGGTGCAAGAGGAGTTGCTAGATTTTTTGGTGGTAAAAAAGGTAAGGCATTAGGAACTGCTTTGAATATTGTAGGTACTGGTGCTGCTGTAGTTGGTATGGGTGGAATGTTCCAAGGTCTTGGAGGAGGTGATGAAGAACCACAGAAGTTTAATAAGGGTGGTTTAGTTTCTGAACCACAGAAGTTTAATAAGGGTGGAAAGGTTCGTGGACAAGGTGATAAGGATACTGTTCCTGCTATGCTAACGCCTGGTGAGTTTGTTATGTCTAAGGGTGCTGTACAGCAGTATGGTATCGATACAATGGAGTCTATGAATGCAGCTGCTGGTGGAACAAATGTCCCAGTATTGATGCCAAATAAGAAACGTAAGGGATATAATGATGGAGGATTAGCATCTAATAATAAACAACCATTAGTAGTAAAAGAAGATGATAATACTATTTCTAAAGAGGATAAAGAATGGATTTTATCGGAAGTTAATAAAGAAAGAGCACTTTCAGGAAACGAAGTTGCTGGAGATTCATTAGCACCTTTAAAGACTGATGATATAAAGTATTCAAAAGATGCTTCCATAATTAAGGGTAAAGGTAAAGAACATTATTTCGGTCCAGAAAAAGATGAAAAAATAGAGACAAGTACAAATGTGGATACTATGGAGAGGACTGTTATACACACACTTAACGGTGAAACTACCACTAAAACATATAAACTATCAAATGAACAGGCAAAAGCATGGCTTAAGGAACAGGGAATTCCTGCAATGGAATTGGCAGATGGAACAATAGTTGGTGATACTGCAGCACTTGCATATGATAATTCGGTAGCAGAACTTGCAAACATGAGAGCAAGACTTGGAGAGCAGTCACCTGCAGCACTTGCTGAATTTAATGCACTTCCTGATGTGATAGCAATGGATAAAGCTATTGCAGATGGATCTCTAAGAAAAGAAATTATAACGAATTCGAGAAAGCATAAGAGAGGTACAAAAGAAAATCTTATGCAGAAAAATATGAATAGGATATTGGAAATGGACGGGGATGAAGGTGTTGAGTTGAAGGAAAATATGTTTAAGAATAATACTGTTACTGAAACTACAACTGATCGTGTTAAGTATGCTGGTGGTGGTTTAGTTCCTAACCTTATATCTAATTTCAATGGTGGTGGTTTAGTTCAGTACCTTAAAACTGGTGGAGAGGTTATTAGTACCAGTGATAATGCTACTCTGAAAGGAGGTCAGGTAACATCTGGTAATATGAATCAATCAAATGCTGAAAAATTAAAACAGGAACTAGAACTACAGAAGAATCTAATGATTCAGAGAAGTATACATGGTCGCAATTCACCTGAGGCTAATGAAATACAGAAACAACTACTGATACTGCAAGGAACTCCAGCAGAGGCTATCTACACAGATAAGAAAGGTAATGTCAAAGTAAAAGGATATTCAACTTACTCAGGGAAAAATCAACCTTCGATTTCAAATAAGTCGGAAAAAAATCCCACCAATTTTTCACAGCCACAGGGTTCAGGTGGTGGATTGGATTTCAAACGTATGGCTGGTGGGTTTGCTGACTTTGCAACACTTGGTATGTTTGATTTTGATAAGAGAAATCGTAAGGGAGCACCAAAAGATTTTGGTATAAGAAGAATTGCAGGAGGACTAGTTGATTCTGCTACAATGGGACTCACTGATTTTGATAAGAGAGGTGCTGGTATTGGTCAGTTTAATCCTATAGGTGGTGGTGAAGATAAGGCATGGGGTGCTGCTGATGAACAGGTAAAGAGAGGTGAAGCACAGTCAGGGTTTGGACTTAAGAGAGGTATTGGTGGTGTCATGGATCAGATGACAGGTAATATGTTTGACTTTGATAAGCAAAGTGGTGGTGGACTTCTAAGAAAAACTGCTAATGCTATTGGTGGATTGTTTGGTAAGGGTAAAGGTGATAAAGTAATGGGTAAAGAACCAAAGATAAAAGAAATAAAAATTCCTGCTGAAGGTCTTGAGAGTATTCTTATAAAATTATCTTCTAATCAGGATGTTAAAAGTCCAGTTGGCCAACCTTCATTATCAGGACCAAAGATTACTGTATTGCCAGAGAGTAAGTCTATTACTACTCCTACAGGTGAAGGAGCACCTGATGGTGGTAAAATTATTCCTCAGTTCAATGTTGGTCATGGGTCGTCAAGAAAAATGAAGCAACTAGGTATATCAAGATAAGATGGCAGTATTAAAGGCACTTCCAGGAGCACCTGATTTTAAAGCACTTCCTGGATCAGCAAAGATTAATGGGGAACCTGTTAAAGATAATCAATCTATCAAGGGTAAACTTATTAGTGTAAAAAAATCTGTTATTAATATTGGTAAGTTTCTTGATAAGTCACAGGAAATAACAAAAAAACAGAATGAACAGTTTAGAAAACGAGATCAAAATTTTAAGAGAAAAAAGAAGGAAGAAAGGTTAGAAGAACCTAAGAAGGAATGGAAGAAGTTAGTTCCAAAAAAAATTCCTGGTTTAAGTTTCTTTGACAGCATTAAAAAATTTGTTAGTGGATGGATATTAGGATTCATTGCAATAAAATTAATACCATTATTACCTAAGTTAATACCTATTGTTATTAATCTAGGTAGATTTGTTAACTTTGTAATTAATGTTGGTGGTAAGTTCTTGAATGGGTTTATATCTTTTATAGACTTTGGAGTAAAGGCTGGTGAGGCAACATTTGGATTTTTAAAGAATATAGGTGGGGAAGATTTTGCTAAGTCTTTTGCTAGGTTTGGTGGATTATTAGGTACAGTCCTTGATCTTATGTTGGTTGTTGGTGGCATGACTCTCATGGAGAGTCTGTCAGGTGATGACGGTGGTGGTGGATTATTTGATTTATTTGGAAAAAAATCTACTAAAACAGCTGCTAAAAGGGGAGTAAAATCTGCTGGAAGATCTGCGATAACAAAATTAGGAAGAAATGCACTTGTTAAAACTTTAGGTAAGAGTGGAAGCAAACAGTTCTTAAAATTGACTAAGAATTTTGTAAGTCCAATAGTAAAAAAAATACCTCTTATAGGAGCTCTTGCTGACTTTGCATTAAATGTATTTGTTTTTGGAGAATCTCCTGGAAGGGCAGCATTTAAAGCTATTGGTGCAGGTTTAGGAATGTGGGCGTTAGGTGCTTTAGGTAGTTTTATTCCTGGATTAGGTACATTGATTGGTGCAACTGTTGGTGGTATTGCTGGTGATTTATTAGGTGGAATGATATATGATATGGTTTTTGAGAATAAGGATAATAGTAAGAAGAAAGCATATGAAAAAGATGAGAAGGAAAATAGTAGAAGAAGAGCAGTAATAGCTACAGGAGCAACAGTAACAGCAGGTGGTGCTTTATATGCTGGTAGCAAGTCTTTACAGAAACAAACTGCCAAAACAGTTGCACGGGAGGGAGGTGAAAAGTTATTAAAAAGTGGTACAAAGACAGTTGCACGGGAGGGAGGTGAAAAGTTATTAAAAAGTGGTACAAAGAAGGTAGTAAAGTCAGCAGCAAAAGCATCATTAAAATCTTCTAAGAATCTTATTAGTCCTATAGTTAAGAAGATTCCTTTCATAGGAGCATTAGTTGATTTTGCTTTAAATTATTTTGTATTTAAAGAACCACTAGGAAAATCTGCTTTTATGGCTATAGGTGCAGGTTTAGGAGCATGGGTTGGTGGAGCACTTGGTACATTGATTCCTGTTCCTGGAGTTGGAACTGCTATTGGTGCTTTTGTAGGTGGTGTTGGTGGTGATATATTGGGTGGTACAATTTATGATATGATTTTTGGAGGTAATGAAGGTAGTGGACCAGTATCAGAAAGTAGTGAGAAAAGAACAGAGAGTGTGAATGCTACTTTACAAAAAGGTAAGGTAACATCTGGTAATATGAGACAATCAGATGCTAAGAAATTAAAACGGCAAATTGAATTAGAGAAGGCAGAAGATAGAGCAATAAGCATATATGGATTTAATTCGCCAGAATATAATGAAGTACAGAAACAGAAACTTATATTGGCAGGAACTCCAGCAGAGGCTATCTACACAGATAAGAAAGGTGAGGTTAAAGTGCATGGATATTCGACTGTGGATGGTGAGACTAAGATTTTTGATGGTAAAAAGAATGTCTCAGGTGGTGGATTTAAACGTGCAGTTGGTGGGTTTGCTGACTATGCAACACTTGGTATGTTTGACTTTGATAAACAGAATCGTAAGGGAGCACCGAAAGATTTTGGTATAAGAAGAATGGCAGGAGGTCTTACTGATTGGGCAACAATGGGTCTGACTGATTTTGATAAGAGAGGTAAGGGCAACTTACAATTTAATCCTATTGGTGGTGGTAAAGATAAAGCATGGGGTGCGGCTAATGAGCAAGCAAAGAGAAGGGAGAAGCAATCTGGATTTGGATTGAAGAGAGGTATAGGTGGACTATTAGACTTTGCTACACTTGGTATGTTTGATTTTGATAAACAGAATCGTAGAGGAGCACCAAAGGGTTTTGGAATTAAAAGAATTGTTGGTGGACTTGCTGATTTTGTTACTGCTGGTGCAACTGATTTTGATAAGAGAGGCACTGGTATTGGTCAAATGAATTTGGGTGAGAAGATGTCAAAGAAAAAGGCATATGAAAAGTATCTGAAGAGTGATAGGTATATGAATAAGCAGGCTAGGATTAGTAATATTGAGACTCATCCATTAGATCGTAAGAGTGTATTTGGGAATGTTAATGATGGAAAACCTATAAGTCAGAGGGAACTTTATGCATTAGCTAAAAGTGGAGATCCAGAGGCTATTAAAATGGTAGAAGGTATGAAACGGATACAATCTAAACTACCAGAAGGTGGAAGTTATACATGGAATAAGGAAACAACACTTTCAAATAATCAGGGATCAACTACTTTTAAAGAATCATATGGTAGTGATACTGGAAGTACTGATTTGAAACTTGGTAAGCAACCAATGAAATTTGATGAAGAGTTATTGGGTGTGAGTGCATCTTATGAAACTGATGGTGGTCAGAAAGAGTATACAATCTATGCTCCTACCACTCAGATAAATATGTTACCTGGTAATAATTCTACTGAGGTAGTTGTTCGTGGAACAGCAGCAACTTCTGGAGATGATGCTTATGAAATTTTAGAGAAAGGAGGGTAATATGGCTGAAGGTACAAGAGTTTTAGCAAAGGCATCAGATCCTGCTATAATATCTGCAGTTCTTATAGTTTCTAATAAAGATGAGAGTCGTGTAGTAGATCTAGCTGCTGGTGTTAATTTGCTTCAGTACTATGAAAGTATTTTGTCAGATAGTATAAGAGTGTCTGTTAATTATGTGGATACAGGAAATACTATCAAAGGTGAAGATGATGGTGAAATGATGGCAGCTGTTGAAGGTCTTCCTATAATTGGAACAGAAACTTGTAGAGTTACTATTGAGGATAATAATGAAAATGAACTTGATCTAGAATTATTTGTTAATAAAGTTACACCCATAAAAGAAACTTCTAAACTTAATACTGTAAATTTAGAAATGGTATCAAAAGAATTTATTTTAAATGAAAAGATAAGAGTTAATACTAGATTTGATGGTAAAATATCGGATCATGTTACTAAAATTATTCAAGACGCACCAGATTATTTTAAGACAGATAAGGAAATTGATATAGAAGAAACAGATAATAATTATAATTTTATAGGTAATAATAGAAAACCTTTCTATGTTCTGAATACATTATCTAAGAAGGCTGTCCCTTCAGGAAAACTTGGTAAGAGTGCAGGATTTTTCTTTTGGGAAACATCTGAAGGATTCCATTTTAAATCTATTGATACTTTATTAGATAAGGATAAGAATCCAATTAAAAAATCTATATTATTTGATAATACTTTTGATGAGGATGGTGCAAGGATTCCTCCAGCATATGATATGAAAGCATTGGAGTATTCTGAGGATAATAGAGTTAATATAAAAGAAAAATTGTTATTGGGTGCTTATTCTACAAAAATAATTACTTTTAACCCAAGAACAGCAGAATATAAAGTTACAACTAGAAGTATTAAAGATAATGCAACTAAAGTATCTGGGACATCAACTCCAGAAGATGAAGGATCTGAAGATAATTTAACAACGGGTGGTGAAGAACTTCCTGTATTGAATCCTGTTTTTGATAGAGAAGGTTTTGATAAAGAGTATTCTAGAACAACTTATTATGTTGAAGATACTGGAACTATGCCTACGGGATCTGGATTAGGTGAAGAACAAGAGCAATTAGATAAGTCAAGGTTACCTAATTTTGTTCAATCTCAGATTGTCAATCAGTCAATAAGGAGGTATAATCAATTCTATGCCTCTCAAGTAACTATTACTATACCAGGAGACTTTTCACTTCATGCAGGAGATGCTATGTTTGTAGACGCACCAGCTGTGACTGCAGATAAAAGTAAAGGTGAAGTAAACCAGCGAACTGGTGGTCTATATATTATAACTGATCTTTGTCATTATGTTTCTACTGAAGGAACATACACAAAACTGAATTTAGTAAGAGACTCTTTTGGTAGACAAGGCACTCCATTAAAAGGTTAAAAAACTATGACTATTAAGCACGACTTAGAACATGAGGTCTACATTGACCCTAAAGATGGTAAGGAGCATACTAATCATGGTATGCATGAATATACTAAGGAAGACTTAGAGAATGTTCATGCTGATTATGATGTATATCATAAGGGTGATGTAGTTGATCCTAATGATGCTAAGATTAATGATTATCATACACGACATGAAGATAGTCATTTAGAAGTTTATTGTGATAATCATCCTGATGCGGATGAGTGTAAGGTATACGACGATTAATGGTAGCAGAATCAGGTTTATTTAATCCAGAAGTTTATGGCAATTCTTCCAGATGGCAAGGACAAATTGCCGATGATTCTGGGTGGAGAGATAACATTAGTCCTGGTAAAATAGAGAGTCCTGAGTCAACTAAGGGATGGGGTAGAAGATATAAAGTAAGAATCATGGGTATCCATGATAAGGA